CAATCTCGAAATTATTAATCTTGATCAATCTAATGTGCCAATTCAAATCAATGATCCACTTTTAATCGAATTGCAAGATTCAACAGCTGCATTTGTACCTATTTTTGGTGGTTCGGTTGTTGAGGTTAGCATAGCTGTGGCCGAGGTTGGCAATGTCGATTATGCGCAACGCATCAAAATCATTGCTTTGGGAGCTTTATCTAGATTGCCAAAAGCTTTGACCAACGGAGTCTTATCAAAAGAATTTGATGGAGATCAAATTTATGATGTTTTGAAATTTGTACTTTTTGATACATGGGCCGAAGTACCACCTGCGGTGGAATGGGGCACTTACCAAGCGACAACAACATGGGCAAATGCTCAAAATGCTGGTCTTGGTGAAATCGATCGCCCAGGCAATTATGAATTGGCAGCGAGATCAAGCTCGCGGACTGATGTTTATTCTCTTGTCTCAGCTTTAGCAACATCAGGATTGGGCTACATTTACGAATCAGCGACCGGCCAAATTGGTTATGCAGACAGCACCCACCGAACAAATTATTTGTCTGCAAATGGTTATGTGGAATTAACAGCCAATCATGCTTTGGCATCAGGATTGAGCATCCAATCCCGTGCGGGCGATGTTCGAAATTCCATCACTTTGAAATACGATGCCACCTCATCATCAGAAAAATCAGCTGCCGATTCGGATTCGATTGCATTGTATGGAGAACTGGCCCAAATTATCAGCACAACATTGCATAATGGATCAGATGCCGAGGATCAAGCCGATTTTTATTTATCTTTAAGAGCTTATCCACAATTTAACTTTAACAACATCACATTTGAATTGACAAACCCAGAACTCGATGATGATGATCGGGATGATTTAATCAATGTTTTTATGGGCATGCCCGTTGAAATTGCCGATTTACCATTGAACATGAATTCAGGCGATTATCTGGGTTTCGTTGAAGGCTGGACATTTTCGGCCAGATACAATCAGGTCAGCGTTTCAATGATTTTGTCACCGGTTGCCTTTTCGTTGCAAGCCATGCGATGGAACGATGTGCCGGTGGTAGAACAATGGAACACAGTCAATCCAACTTTGGATTGGATAAGTGCCACGATTGTGGCGTAAGGAGAAAACAAGTGGCAAATCCGACTACGAATTATGGTTTTATAATGCCGACACCGACAGATTTGGTTACGGACCTGCCGGCAGATTTTGAGGTGTTTGGTCAGGCTGTTGATACTCAATTGGCAACACTAACCACAAAAATGGCTTTTAATTCACAAACAGGCACCACATACACATTGGTGGGAACTGATTTGGCAAAATGGGTGACTTGTTCAAATGGTTCCGCCATTACTGTGACAATTCCACCAAGCATTTTCTCAGCTGGTAACACAATCAATGTGCAACAAACCGGAACAGGTCAAGTCACATTTTCTCAAGGAGCAGGTGTAACAATTACATCAACCGGAGCAAGCGCATCAGCTCCCAAATTGCGTGCGCAATACTCAGCTTGCACGATTGTCTGCACAGCTTCAAATGTTTTCACTATCGTGGGTGACATTGCATGATTATTCCGGGCATTATGGCTTCACAAAATTACCCACGGACATTTTCCGTTGATTATCTTGTTGTGGCAGGTGGTGGTTCCGGTGCTGGTATCCGTGGAGGCGGTGGCGGTGCAGGTGGATTGCGTTGTACAGTCACGGCAACTGGCGGTGGCGGATCATTAGAATCCGCAATCACAGCTGGTGTTGGCACTAATTATTCAGTCACAATTGGTGCTGGGGGTGCAGGTGGTGCCGGTGCAGCAAATGGTTCGAATTCAACATTTTCAACCATTACATCAACAGGTGGCGGCCGAGCTGGGTATTCACAAGAGAACGGACAATCAGGCGGTTCTGGTGGTGGTGGTGGTAATGATTTGCCGGGTAATACGCGACCGGGTGGAGCTGGCACAACCAATCAAGGTTTTGCTGGTGGTGCAAACAGCGGTGGTGACATTAACAACAGCGGTGGTGGAGGCGGTGCAGGAGCCGTTGGAAACAATGGTGCAACGAATCAAGGTGGCAATGGTGGAACTGGTGTTGCTACATCGATCACCGGTTCATCGGTCACATACGGAGGTGGCGGCGGTGGTGGTTCATCATCAACAGTCGGCACAGGTGGTGCTGGCGGCGGTGGCAATGGCGGCGGTGGTGGAGACGGCACGGCAAACACAGGTGGCGGCGGTGGCGCAGGAGCTTGGAACGGATCAGCACTCAATGGAAATGGCGGATCGGGCGTTGTGATTTTGCGTTATCCGGACAGCCGAACAATCATCATTGGCGCAGGTTTAACTGGAACAGAGAGTGCAGCTAGTGGTGGATTTAAGAGAGCAACAATCACAGCCGGCACCGGAAATGTGAGCTGGTCATAATGGCACACTATGCATTTTTAGATGAAAACAACATCGTGACCGAGGTCATTGTTGGCATCGATGAAACGGAATTGATCGAAGGTGCCGAACCAGAAATTTGGTATGGCAATTTTAGAGGCCAATCATGTTTGCGAACATCATACAATTCAACAATTCGAAAGAATTTTGCCGGTGTTGGATTCACATACGATGCCAAGCGTGATGCGTTTATCGCGCCAGAACCAGAAGGCAACATTGGATTTGATGAGGAATTGTGTCGATGGATTATGCCGGAGCCGATTGATGAGTAATTTTCCACAAGGTACATTGCCGCGTTTGATTCAGGTTGCTTTGGCCGAAGTCGGCACAGCTGAAACTGGCAACAATGAAACAAAGTATGGCAAATTTATGAAAGCCGACAAGTTGCCATGGTGCGGAAGTTTCTTAAATTGGTGCGCATCCACGGCCGGTGTCAAGGTGCCAAATGTGGTCAGCACGCGAGCTGGAGCCGAGGCATTTAAGAAAGCCAAGCAATGGCATACAACACCAAAGATTGGTGATTTTGTTTTCTTTGATTTCATTGTTGATGACAAAACCACCATCAATCACATTGGCTTAGTAATTCGAGCATCGGAAAAACAGATTGTGACCATTGAAGGCAACACATCCGGTGCTGGTGATCAGCGCAATGGTGGTGAAGTCATGGTGAAATCAAGAGCTTTGGGAGCACGCTCATTTGTTGTCGGTTATGGCCGACCAGCTTATGAGCCTTTTTCTGGTGATTTACCAGATCGACCAAAAGGAGAGAAATAATGGATCAAGCAAAAGCAATGGCGGCCTCATGGGGTCGCTCATACATCGCGGCAGCTTTGGCCGTGTACATGGCTGGTGGCGATCTCAAGGCGATGGCAATGGGTGGCGTTGCAGCTGTCGTGCCTGTCATTTTGCGATGGTTGAACCCAGCTGATACAGCTTTCGGATCAACGGGGAAATGATTCGGAAATCACTCGCGGTGGGCTTGGCCTTCGTCCTTTCGCTAAGCCTTACCGCCTGTGGTTACGATGGATGGGTACGATACCCATGCCAACTGCATGAGAATTGGGAAAACCAAGAATGCAAAAAACCGCAATGCAAGGTGACTGGTACCTGTTCGGAGGATTTGGTAGGCGATGGCTTCTAAACACAGAGACAGATTGAGCCAAGAGGAAATAAAAGCTCGCTTGATGTTTCTCATTGGCGCGGTTTTATCAATTGTCTTTTTAATTGTCACGCTTGGCATCACATACGCATTGATCTTTGTAACACAGCCAATTGGAGCACAAGCTCCCAATGATGCAGCTTTCATCGATTTGCTCAAAACTTTGGCAATCTTTCTCACCGGGTCATTGGGTGGGGTTTTAGCATCCAACGGCCTAAAAGACAAGCAGAAATCAGAATACGAAAAAGCCATTGAGAGGCGTTTATCCGGTAGCGACACGCCATGATTTAAGCGTGATTGTTGAATTTGTCGGCTGATGCTGTCACTCTCTATTCGGGAGCTGATACGCGGCTCCCAGAATCGGGAGCAACAAAATGAACGAAGCATCAATTGTGATCGCAATGCTGATCGCCGGAGCCTTATGGGCTGTCATGTCTTATTCGGTCGGATTTAAGGAAGGCCAGCGACAAGGCTATACACGCGGCCGAGCTGTATCTCGCCACATTTCACAGATTGACAAGGTGAACAACTAATGGCCGGATTTCTAGAAAACTACGAAGGCAACAAAGAGCGCACAGACCGATGGCTCAAGACATTTCCTCAAGGCCGGTTGGAAGCTCACATCATTGAATTTAATGCAGAAAAAGGCTATGTGCTGGTACAAGCAAAAGCATGGCGCAATCAAGAGGAAAAAGAGCCGGCCGGCATCGATTACGCTTTTGGCTATCGTGAAGCTTTCAATACAAACATGAAGCGATGGTTTTGCGAGGATACGACAACCTCAGCTTTGATGAGAGTGATGGCCTTGGTTATGGGTGGCACGGAGAAAGCTACAAAAGAAACTATGGAACAAGTCAAAATCAATGATGCAACAAAACCACAGGATTATGACTATTGGACAACCAAATTTGGTGATGTGCCAAGCTACAAAACAGCCGATGAAGCCGAGCAATCAGGCATCCCATCACTCGGATCATCGATGGATGAGATCGCCAAGCAATTGGGTGGAGAGCTTGTACAAGAGGCACCGCAATGCTCACACGGACACCGCATTTGGAAGCAATCACATGATGGAGCACCAAAATCATGGGGTGGGTACTTTTGCACAGAGCGCACAAAGGCAACTCAATGCACACCGCTTTGGTATGTCTTACGCTCAACCGGAAAATGGGAGCCACAAGTATGAGCGACTTTGTTGAAATAATCTATCCTCAAGAGATGATGGCCAAGCTGATGTGCAATGGCGAAATCGTTGAGGAATACAAAATTGAGCAATGCGACAAATGCTCACAGCTAAAGCGATTGGATCATTTTGGCTATCAAAAAGGCTATGACAAGCAAGACAACATCATTTGGTTTTGTGGTGATTGCCGATGATTACAAGAATTGAGGAAATCCAATGCATCATTTCAGCTGTGGAACATTGCAAGGATCGCAATGCAGATCATGCGACCAGATGGCACAAAACACCATCATGGTTTGAGTATGTGGCACAGATGGCCGAATCAATGGCAGCTGAGTGGATTGTTGCGAAGCGATTGGGTTATGACTACCAGCCGGGCACCACATGGGATAAGTCAAAAGCCGATGTGGGCGAGCACATTGAGGTCAAGTGGTCAGCCAATCCGGACAGCAATTTATGGATTCAAGATTCAGATCGTCATGATCGCGACATTGCCGTGCTCGTGGTTGGCCAGACACCCAAAATGCACATCGTTGGCTGGATGCCTGTGGCCGTAGCTAAGAAACCACGCTACCGAAACGCATCACAAAACAATTGGAGCGTGCCACAAATCAACCTGCAACCCATCGAAACACTTATGAGGAGCAACTATGCACATCCTGCAATTTGATTGTTCAATCTGCAAAAAGCTTTACGGCAAGGCCAAGCAACGCCATGGCCTCAAGAAAGGTGCTGAACTCACAGAGCATGAGTGGTTTGCTCAATGCATGGGATGTGGCACATTTGGGATCAAGCTTGTCGATGATGACAGGATTGAGGAGCTTTCAGATGCCAAGCTATGAATTCAAATGCGATCAATGCGGCACCATGGCGATCATCAATCGTGCCATCGATGCTGATGGCGATGTGGATGCTGGCAATTGCATGGCTTGTGGGATTCCAATGACACGCATTTGGGCTGCAACACCAGCTGTATTCAAAGGTACTGGATGGGGTAGCAAATGAAAAAGTTATCCACAGGCTTTGTGCACAGGCTGTTGGAAACGCCCAAGCGCACGCTCAATGTTGCATCCTATTTGACTTTATCGATACGCTCCATGCTCGTGGGCGAGCCGCTGTGGCGGATAGCTCGCAAGCGATGCTTGGTGCTATTGGCCGGGCTATGTCTTGCAATAGCAACACCGGCACAGGCCACACAAGATGCAAAAGCAAGCATTGATTCATTGAAGCTTTATGCACACTCAAGGATTGTTAATTACAAAGAATTTCAATGTTTCAACACATTGATCACAAAAGAAAGCAATTGGCGTGTTGAGGCAATCAATCCAAATGGCAATCACTTTGGCCTTGGTCAGATGCGTAATACAAAGTATCGAAACCTTGATGGCTTTCGCATGATTGATTGGAGCTTGAGGTACATCGATCACAGGTATCAAGGCTCAAGCTGTAAAGCTTTCGCTCATTGGCAGAAGCATGGGTGGCATTGATGTCAAGAGCTTGGAAAAATGGTGGATCAAGAGCTTGGCGAAAAACGAGAGAAGCTGTGCTCAAGCGTGATGGAGCGTGCCAGCAATGCGGCACAACTGAAGGCCCAATGCACATTGATCATGTGATACCTAAAAGACTCGGTGGGAGCGATGAAATGTGGAATTTGAAGCAAATGTGCCAAAAGTGCAATTTGAGCAAAGGTGGTCGTTTTTTTGAAGCGGACAGGACAC